GCTGTAGATGACCCTTACCAGGTCGGCTACCTTGATTCTAATGAAGCTCTTGGTCCTCAGGCCTTTGATCGTCTTAGGCCTAGACTGGGGGAAGTCGGTGGTTTTGTGGCTATCGCAGAATTGCGAGATTTGCCAAAGATGTTACGTACTTCAGCAATGGTTTTTAAGAACCAATGGGAAGACCTAACACACACTACCACTCGCGGCTACCGTCGTCAACGACTCATATACGATATGAGCAACGTTCACAAGACAGTAGCTGATAACTTCCTCAACCACGCTTTTGGGTGGGCTCCCTTTATTTCAGACCTTTCCAAGACGCTTGAAACTCTTAAGCATCAGAGGAAAATCATGGAACAGATGTCCCGTGATAATGGTAATTGGATAAAGAGAGCGAGGACCATGTCACAGACTAATGCTGTTACTTCAGTCCGCTCTGGTTACGCTGGGGGATTACCCTGGCGCTCAGAGTTTGACTCGATGTGTAACAATATTAATCCTAGCCAGTATTCGCCCTACCAATGGTCCCAAACTGACTCTGTTGAAGAGCAGACTTGGGCTGTTGGTCAGTTCTCGTATTACCGGCCGGAGTATGATTTAAATCGTACGGACTATCTAGATGGTTTTAACCAGCTAAGACGTGTCCTCACCCTTTATGGGGTGCGAGTAAATCCTTCTACTCTGTGGCAAATAACTCCTTGGTCATGGCTTATCGATTGGTTCACTGGTTTCGGTTCCTGGTTATCCAGGGTTACCTCCATTATCCAAGACGATATAGCCGCCAAATATTTATACATCATGAAGACGTCACATAAAGTGACACAACACGATGTAACCGTCAATTGGAAAGACGGGCCTCGCTCTTTCTCTTGGAAGAATGAAATTTCTTCTAAACAGAGAGAGGAGGCTAATAATCCATTCGGCTTTACCCTGCCTGGCGGTGGTTTATCCGCTAAGCAGATAGCGATAATGGCTGCACTCGGCTTAAGCCGTTCTAAACCATTATCTGGCGCCCCTTGAGTTTCGGTTGTATGGGCTGAGAATCCATGCTCCCGCAAGGGTGTTAACCTCTCATATTTCTTTTGAGGTCAACCACTATGTTTTCCGAACCAATTTCTATCACCGTAAATGGTGTTGCACAATCCATGCCTCGTACTTCTAATACTGGACAGAAGTCCACGTATGAGAAAGCCGATGCGACATTCAATCTCACGATTGAGCACATACTGACCAAATCCAATAGGATTAGGTCAGTTGCGCGTTTTGAGCAACGTGCCATAGTTCCTGATCCATTGACTGCTGTCAATGACTGGGAAAATATGGCCATATCTGTTGTAGTCGACAGGCCCGTAATAGGGTTTACTGCCGTACAACAGGACCAATTGCTAACGGGGTTTCGTACCTGGTTAGCTACAGCGACCAGTGACAAGCTTTATGGAAGGGAATCGTGATTTTGGTATTTACCAAAACCATTTCATCCTTTCTTAGCTACACTGGATCTTACTGAGGTGATACTTTACTCGAATGGTTCGAGTAAATGGAAAACGGACGTGGCTTGATACTTTCCCTTTAACTTGTTTTCAAGAAAGGTAAGTATGAAAAGCAACGTAAGTGACCAATTAGAAATGATGGAGCACATCTATATAGATGCCTCTATCAAATGCGTCGCTGATGTGTATGATTCACGTGATCTAGAAACTATCAGATCACGAGTCGAATCTCAGGGATCGTCTTTTCTGACGATTACCCTACCTAGCTTCTGCCGAGATTTTGAAAAATCTCTCGAGAAGGGCTTCGTCGACCCAACATATTTCAAATTCTTTAAGAAATATGGAAGGATTCCCGCATTTCTGCGAGAGTTCCTTGGTCGGCTATTCGACTATACTACAGGAAGGAAGTTAATCCATGAGAATTGCGAAGAAAGTAACGATATCCCCACTCTTGTTGAATCTGTCAGGCAAATTTGTCTGGCATACAAAAAGATCGAGGACAGCTGTAGTCCTAAACGGACTAAAGCGGCGTTACGCAATTTCATGGAACTTGAAGACGATTTTCATCATTTTTCTCCGGAACCTGCTGCAGTCCGACAATTTTCGGATTTTGCTGCAATGCTTTGGGGCCCTTTGCTGGGCGATTTACGCCTTGACAATATGGTACCTAGGCATGGTCCCGGTTCGACCGCCGATAAAATTTCCGGAAATCGGAAATATAGGTGGTTAGTATGGTATGACCGTCTCGAAAATTACTTCCCATTTCTCGGAAATGCCCTTTCTTTGGGCGCTTACGAGTCAAAGGAATTCGAGATAGTGCGGTTCATACCTGCTGAACAGGAATTACCTGTAAAGGTGATTACCGTTCCAAAAACGATGAAGAGCCCGAGGATAATTGCCAGCGAGCCTGTTTGCATGCAATTTGTGCAGCAGGCGATTCGAGCTGCCCTTTATAGGGCACTTGAATCATCGCAGCTCGTTGGTGGGCGGATCAGTTTTACTGATCAGTCCATAAATCAGCGACTGGCTTTGAAATCGTCACGAGATGATAGTTTTGCAACTATCGACCTCTCGGATGCAAGTGATCGGGTTCCACTCGACCTTGCGTTGCGCATGTTTGATACCAACCCTGATCTCAGGGATGCTATTAAAGCATGTCGCTCAACGAGTGCAATGCTTCCAGACGGGACCTTAGTTGGTCCCTTAAAGAAGTTTGCATCCATGGGTAGTGCTCTCTGCTTTCCAATTGAAGCCATGTACTTTTACACAATATGTGTAATGGCTCAATTTAAACAGCAGCACCTTTCTGTGTCCTTTGCTAACCTTCGGAAAGTTTGCAAAAGGACCTACGTCTATGGGGACGATATTATTGTTCCCACAGACCAGGCGGCTACAGTCCTCGATTACCTACAGAAGTACAACTGTAAGGTTAATATCGCTAAGACCTTCGTCAGCGGAAGCTTTCGAGAGTCATGCGGTATGGATGCGTACGACGGATACGAGGTTACCCCCGTATATGTTCGACGGCATTTCCCTGAGGGCTGGCACCAAGCCAAAGAACTCATCTCTCTCGTTAGTACCGCGAGTTCCTTCTACTTGAAGGGTTACTGGCGGACAGCGAGTTTCTGCTATGCAATGGCAGAAAAGATTTCAGGGCCTTTGCCCTGGGTCTCAGATGATTCTGAGGGTCTTGGTAGAATATCCTTTCTGGGCCTTCGTTCTTCCGAAAGGTGGAACTATAAGTATCACCGTCTTGAAGTAAAGGCTGTGGTCCCCAGGTCAGTCTATCGCAGTGACATGGTAGACGGATATTCTGCTCTTAGTAAAAGCCTCCGCGGCCTAGAACTCCTCTCTCAAGAGGAGGTTCTACGACGTGATCGCTGGCACTTAGAGCGGTCTGCACTGTTCGGCGCAGTTGCATTACAACGCCGGTGGGTCCCCGCCTCATAGGCGGGGTATAGGGCTTAAAGCCCCGGGGGAGTCTTCAAGAGATTCCGACCAGAAATGGCCGGGCTCACTTGGGCAGTGCAACTCCCCTTGCC